GGCTGCCGTGAGGATTGTTTCATCCTCCCTGCTGATAGCCTCTATATTCTCTTTATAGAGGTGCGTTTCCAATTCTTTGGGTGTGATAAATGCCATGATTAAAATCTCTTTTTATTGGTTACACGTGCGCCCACGGTGTAGGATCCAGCCGAGAGCGTGCTTATCTTTTGGTTGATGATCCACACGCCACCCTCGATGCAGTCCACGCCGTCAGCGGGTGATTTCATAGCTCGGTTGATGAGCAGGAACTGCTCCTCCAGCCTTTTCATGTGCGGATTATCCTTTTCGTCAATGTTGAGGATGAGTTGTCCTCGCCGGTTGATCGGCTCAAGGTTTCCCTCGATACGGTCAAACTTTTCCGGTTTCTTCCGGGTATCCGGTATGATCCCGATAAATCCGAGTTGTTTTCCTTTCTCGCTAAATAGCGGAACGAACACCTGTTCATAGAAAGGATCCTGCAGCTTGTTATTTTCGATGTAATTATATACCTGCGTTTTTTGCCCCACGTAATCCCGAAGATAATAATACCAGTTCACGTACTCCTCGTTTACCACATGGTCAAGATAACCGGTGTAAACGTAGAATTTACCGTCATAATACCCGATAAGGAAACAGGCTTTGAAAGAGGTGGCCTTGTTCTTTGAGTTGGACGGAGCCGGATCCCCGTAAACAACGGCAAACTGCAGCTTTGAGAGTGGCGGGCATTTGCCCCATACCATTTCTTTGAACGTGTCACCCTCGGAGAGCGGGTTGTTCATGTATTCTTGCTGGAACGCCTTTGTGCTGATTTTGGACTGAATGCGGTTAATGCGTTCCTCCGTGTTCTTTTCCGGCCAGCTGGATTTGCCATCCTTGTCCCGAATGTTCACGATATCCCAATGGTCAGCTTTATCACCGGCACGTTTCACGCAGCAGTCGAGAGCGATCAGGTTTCCGCAGAATATCACCAGCAAATCCTCGCTGATGGATCGGGTTGGAAACAGAGCCTCCTCGAACCATTCCCATTTCTTTTTCAGGATGTCCGGGTTCCTGCAGTCTGCATCCGTATCGAAGTCATCCACGAGAGCCGTGTCCGGACGTACAGCGTCCTTTCTCGTACCACGGGGTGACTCCAGCGCACCGATAGCCCGGAACGTTGCCCCGGTAGTGAGCGTGAATTCGTCCGCCGTCCAGCTCCCGAACTCCCTCAAATCACCATAATATGCCTTTAGCATGGAATTGCTCTCAAAGGCTTTTTTATAAGGTTCCAAAAGCCGGACGGCGTTCTCGTGACTGTTTGAGATGAGTAGCACGTTCTTTTTCTTTCCGGTCAGCACGAGGTACATCATGCACATGAACACGATGGTGGATTTTGCCAGCTCACGTGACCACGATAGAACCTCGTACCATTCCATATTCGTGGTGATGCGTTTGATGGCCTTTTTATGGAATTTGGTAAAGGGGTACTTTGCGAATTCCGAGAAAAAGAAAAGGATCCACTCGATGACGTTCGCCTCCAGCTTTTCCAGCTTCTTTTTTCGTTCCACCGGCGAGAGGTTGTCGGCGGCTTTGTCCCTTTTGAGTGAACGGTGGTATTCAGTCCACTCCTTGTACGCCTGAATATCATCTATTTTACCCATTTCATTTTCTCCTTTATGTACGCATCGAAATAATCACTCAATTCCTTTGCCCTTTCGAGATCCTGCTGCCGGAGCCAATCGAGCAGCCCACGGGACACGTTGTATATATCCCTGATGGAGGCATCCTGCTCCAATGCCTCAAGGTCAGCCGTCAGCTTGCGCCGGATATCGGCCTCCGCCGCTGACGGGAACCGTTTGCCCTCCTCCTTGCTTGCGATGGAACGGTCAAGTTCGTCCAACTGCGTGAGCGTGGAGCTGATGCGTTCCTCCCGTGTCTGCAGGAGATTGAGCTTTAAGCCCTCCCATTCCTTAGCCCATTTGTTCACCGTGACACGGGAAACACCTACCCGGTCTGCAATTTCCTGCTGGGTGATGTTCTCTTTGAGATACATCAATTTCGCCCATTCTTTCCGTTGATTTGCTTTCAATTCTTCCGCCATGACTATATCATTTAATAGCCCAAAGGTAAAGCCTTGTAATGAGTGAAAATAATTGGTTTGTAATGTTTTACGTTTAAACTGTAATGGTTGCAGTTTAATCTGAAACCGTTACAGACCGATTTGTACAGCCCGTTTTTTACCCTGAATTTTGTCACAAAATCAAACGAGCGAAATGGGTAAATTAACCTTTGTATTACACGATGAGTCGGTGAACACCTACGGGTTTAGGATGCTCACCAGCGGAGCCAATTTGGAGGAGTTTAAAAAGAATCCCGTGATGCTTTTGAATCACGATGATTACTCCCTGCCGATTGGCCGGTGGGAAAATATCCGTGTTGAGGGAGGTAAGATTTTAGCCGATGCCGTGTTCGATGAGGGAGATGCCCGTGCCGCAGAGGTAAAGCGTAAAGTTGAGAATGACTTTATCCGTATGGCCTCTATCGGTGCGTGGCCTCCGGAGGAGAAAAGCGATGCCTATGACCTGATGCTCCCCGGACAAACACTCCCTACCGTTACGAGATGGACGGTTCGGGAGGGCAGTGTCGTTACAATCGGAGCCAATCACAATGCGCTGGTATTCTATGACAGAGAGAGCAAACAGATTATCGACCTGAATGATAAGGGTAATCTTATCCGGTTGATAGATCACAGTAATAACCCAAAAAAACAATTAAAAATGAGCGTACTTACAGGAGTATTGAAGCTGCAGGACTCTGCAAGCGAGGCGGAAATCGTAACCGCCATTCAGGGAATCATTGCCAATGCCGACCGCTTGGAAAAAGAAAACAAGACGCTGGCCGCCGCAGTGGATAAAATGAACGAGGCCAAAAAGGAATCCCAAAAGCGGGAGGCGGTTTCCCTGACCGATGCGGCCATTAAAGACGGACGCTATGATGCGAAAGGCCGTGAGAACCTGCTGATCCTTTTCGATAAGGATTTCGAGGGAACAAAGGCTATGCTGGCAGCTATCCCGTGTCGTGCAAACGTGGCCGGTCAAATCAACACGGATAAAGGATCCGGTGTGACTCTCGGTGATTGGAAAGACAAGTCATGGGACGAACTGGATAAGGCCGGTAAGCTCGTTGAGCTGAAAGATGCCGCCCCGGACTTGTATAAGTCCAAGTTTAAGGAACGTTTCGGCATCGAACCGAATCTGTAATTATTAACCAGTAAAACAAGAATAGAAATGGCAATTCAGAAAGAAATTTGGATGGCGGCTATCGTGGAGGGCTTGTTTGCCTCCAATAGCTTCCTGAGCAAGGCGTTCAACGCCGATGAGTACGTGAACAACGGAAAAATTGTTCACATTCCGAATGCCGGTGCAGCATCCGGAACCAAGAAAAACCGAACCGAACTTCCCGCTAAGGTAACCAAAAGAACGGATATCGATGTGACGTTCCCGCTGGATGAATACACCACTGATCCGGTACTTATCCCTAACGCCGACACGGTGGAACTCAGCTATGACAAACGGGAGTCCGTCCTGCGTCAGGATAAACTCAAACTGCAGGATGATGTGGCACTCGATTTCATTTTCAACTGGAGTCCCGCCGCCGCACAGTGCATTGAAACCACCGGTGCGGAGATTGATGCTTACACAGATAAGGCCACCGGTAAGCGCAAAGGTATCTGCAAGGCAGACGTGTTGGGCTTGATGACCAAGTTCAATAATGATGATATTCCGCAGGAGGGGCGTTATTTGCTGCTGGATGCGCAGATGTACTCCCAGCTGTTGAATAGCCTGACGGAGAACGAGAACACGGCGTTCCTCGCTTCCGCCGATGCGCAGAACGGTATCCTCGGTAAGCTGTTCAGCTTTAATATCATGATGCGTAGCAGGGCAGCCCTTTACACTGCGGCCAAAGCTCCCAAAACATGGAGTACCGCCGGTGCAGCCACCGACCTCGCCGCCGGTCTTGCATGGCACGAGCAAAGCGTCTGCCGTGCGCTGGGTGAGGTGAAAGCGTTCGAGAACGAGGGTGACGCAACCTATTACGGTGATATTTATTCATTCCTTGTACGTGCCGGTGGCCGTATCATGCGGGAAGATAAAAAGGGTGTAATCGCTTTAGTGCAGGGAACCCCTGCAGCGGGATAAGGTTATGGCAGAATTGAAATATTTGGTAATCCACTGTACCGCCACGCCTCAAGGCCGTAAGGTAACGGGTAACGATATCCGGGCATGGCACACGAACCCGGTGAGTAAGGGTGGGCGTGGCTGGAAGCAGGTGGGATATACCGATATGTTTCACCTTGACGGAACGGTGGAGCGATTGGCCCGGAACAACGAGGACGCACGGGTGGATCCGTGGGAGATTACCAATGGAGCAAAAGGGTACAATTCCATTTCCCGGCACATTGTGTACGTTGGCGGTGTGGCCGCTGACGGCAAGACTCCCAAAGACACCCGTACTCCCGGCCAGCTGAAAGCGTTGGAGGATTACGTGAAAGACTTCCACCGCCGTTTCCCACGGGTGAGAATCATCGGTCATAACGAGATTGCGGCCAAGGCGTGCCCGTCATTTGACGTTCAGGCATGGCTCAGGAAAATAGGCATTAACCAATAACAAAGCAAAGAGATGGACGGTCTGATGGATTTTTTAATGTTCGCCCTGCCGGGTGGTTTTATCGGGAGCATCTTCACATGGTTTGTTGGCCGTAGAAAGCAGAACAATGATATGTTATCCCAGCTTCAGGCGTCCATCAATATGCTCAGTAGTGAGAACCGGAAGATATTGGATGAGAATATCCAACTCCGTAGAGAGAATGCCGACCTGAAAGCGAATCAGGAGGAGATGATCCAAAAGCTCTCCCGTCTTACCAAAGAGGTGGAGAGATTAAGAAAAGTAATCAATAAACAAACAGGAAATGATGAGAAATCCAATCCGAGGGGTAACCCTCGTGCTACTTATAGCCGTGTTCTGCCTGATGGGATGTGCCACGGCGAAATTAACCAAGAGCCAGCAGTCACACACGCTGACGGAACAGACGAAAAGCGGAACCACCACCGGAGTAACCGGAGAGCAGTCAGACGTGACGGCTCAGAGGACGGGGGAACTACTGCAGGGACAGACGATAACCGCCCTGACACGGGAGGGGATTCCGGAGTCGGAGGCGAAAGTGGATGTTCCGATACAGAACCTCCTTAACCTGCCGGATGGTGCTGGCTACACGACCAAAGACGGTCAGGCATCGGTAAGCGTGCAAAGGCATGGCGATAATATCACGGTTAAGGGTAAATGTGACTCTATCGCCCGGCAATGCCTTTTTTACGAGCGTGAGGTGTTCCGACAGCGCAACGAGGTGGATAGCTTAAAACGGGTTATTTCCCGGATGGAACAGACGAGCAGCCGGAGTGATGAAACCTACAAGGCGGAGAGCGATGCCGCTGAAAGTATCAAGGAAAAACCTCCCGCTACATGGTATAAATGGCTTTTAGCCGGATTCGTGGGTGGTTTGCTGCTTACCTCTCCACTAAAGAAACTAAAGAATAGAATATTAACCTTTTTAAAATAGAGAACGATGTCAAAAGTATATGTGAATGATGGATACATGATGCTCCTTGATGCCATTTATTTCAATGGTAAAAAGATCGGCAATGTTTCTGATGACGGTATCGATTGGGGCGGTGATGCCGCTGAATATATCAAGCTCTTTGCCGCACAGGTTCGTAATGCCCCGGTCAAGAAAATAAAGAAAAAGGATGCTACCAATCTGCTAAAGTTTACCCTGATTGAACTTGTTCCTCAGAACTGTAAGGACGTGATGGGCGGAACGGTGGACGGTACAAAATGGGAGGCTCCCTCGGAATCCGTTTCATTGGAGGGTACATTGAAAATCCTCTGCGGAACCGGTCAGACTATCGAGGTGAAACGCATGACGCTGGACGGTGTGGTACGTGGCAAGATTGGCGGTGATGATCCGCTGGGTATCGAATGTGAAATGGAAATGTTGAACCCGCTGGATGGAGGTTCTCCTTTCAGCTTTGATGACACGGTTCCATTTATTTCCATAACGCCCACCTCTTTGTCATTCGCCAAAGGTGGAGAAAGCAAGACGGTGGATATTGAAGCCTCCGGAGCGTTTTCCGTTGGAAAGGTTCCCGCCGGTTTCAGCCTTGAGATTGTAAACGGCAGGATTACCATCACGGCGGATGCCAATACCGGGGCTGCGAGAAACGGATCGGTAGAGTTTATCCTTGCGGCTGATAATACCAAAAAGGCCACCCTCACGTTGAGTCAGGCGGCTGGTAATGCGTAACCCATGAAAAAGAACGTGGAAATAGAGGCAGCGGAGGCTTTGCTTGATGTAGGGGTTTCCCTGCCTTTTTTGCAGTTTAAGATGCCATTCAGAAAGAAACCGGTATCGATCAGGGTAACCATGAAACGTCCCTGCTTGGGGAGTCAGATCCGGATCGCAAGGCTATACCTGCAGTTGGGTATCACATACGAGGAGATGGAGCAGTTCAACAAGCATGAGGAGATGGCGTTCCTTGCCATTCATGGCAAACGTGTTTCCAAGATGGTATCCCTGACCATCTGCCGTGGGGCGGTTTCCGGTCTATTGTTTTCCGGTATTGTCGCATGGCTCTTGAGATGGTTTGTTCCTGACAAGTACCTGCAGGGTGCTAACCAGCGTTTTGTCACTTTGCTTGGTACAAAGTCTTTTATGCGTATTATCGAATCGGTTCAGATATCCAATCCACTGAAACCGAGAGAGAGCCAAAAAAGAAAGGGGAGTTAAGAACGAAATATGTCGGATCCCATAGCCCCTTTGGTATAGTGTGGCAGATAGCTGCGGCCACCGGCTGGAGTGTAAAATACATTCTTTGGGGTGTCAATTACCAAACCCTCCGGATGATGCTTGCCGATGCGCCACATTACGAGAAAGAGAATGATAACAACCGAACCGGAAGCAAAGGCGGTAAAGGGAAACCTAAAAGCCTTTCCGGATTTTTCCAATCACGATTGAAAGAACAATGAAACCCGTTGAGATAGAATTCATAATGAGAGACAAGCTCTCTCCCGGCATTGACAAGGCGGGCAAGTCCGCCGAAACGCTGGGAGATAAGGCCGAGCAGGTGTCTAAAAGCATCACAGACCGTATTGCCGCCCAAAAAGAGCAGATCAAGTATGTTGAATCCTGTCTCAAGGATTTAAAGAAGCAATACGACAACCTTGCACCCGGAAAGGCGCAGCTGGAGATGCGTGCGGAGATAGATGCCTGTACCAAAGCCCTGCAGGAGGACAAGAACATTCTCTCCTCCCTTGAGGCGGAGCATGACAAGGCATCCGTTTCCACCAAACGGCTTTCCATGCAGCTCCGGGAGATGCAGGATGCGATGGCTCGCCTACGTTTGGAGGGCAAACAGAACACCAAAGAGTATGCGGAGATGGCCGATAAAGCCGCTGTATTAGCCGATACCATCGGTGATCTGCGTACCCAAACGAATATTCTCGCCAATGATGATACTGCCTTGCAGGGAGTGATGAGCGGTGTGAACGGCTTGTCCGGTCTATTCACGACCGCCACCGGTGTCATGGGGATTTTTGCCTCGGAAAACGAGGATCTGATAAAGATACAAACCCGTGTGCAGAGCGTCATGGCCGTCACTATGGGGCTGCAGCAAGTCATGAATACCCTGAACAAGGATTCCGCTTTTCGGCTGGTTACCGTTGTCAAGATGAAAAAGCTGCTGACGGCGGCCAATACAAAGCTGGCCGTTTCGTTGGGTATCTCCAATGCGG